ATGCAGCTACACCACGACGATATACTTTACGCAATGTACCAATTGATATACCAGATTTGCTGGCTTTTGCTGCTAAACCTGCATCAGCAGTTTCACAAATTGTATTTAAAAATTGATCAAATGATAGCATTTGGTTTTCCTTAAAAGACACTTGGCATTGCTCCTTTAGTAACTTTGCCGTGAGACATTCTAGACTTTTCTACTTTACGAACACGAGAAACTAATCTTTGAGCCACACGACTGATGACATCTTTTCTTTGTGATAATGTTTTTTCAATTCGTTCTTTCTCACCAATAGAAACTTTAGCAGGATCACGACCACGGAGCATTCTTTTCTTCATTAGTTTAATTGCTAATCTTCTTGCTCGTTTATTGATAGTTGCTGGGTTTGAATATCGCTTTAATGCAATCTTAGTTGAACGACCTCGTTTGGCAGCAGTCTTACGAAGACGCATCTTGCCTTTCATTCTTTCTGTACGAGAAAGAACTTCCATTAAATCATACTTGGCTTCTTCTTCTAATGGTGGAATCTCTTCACCATCGTCATCATAGACTAAAACAAGTTCATCTTCTTCGTAGAGATCTTCGATGTCTTCATCTGTAACAGAGTTTATCATTTCTTCAATTTCTTCTTCAGTAAAATCTTCTTTGAAGAATGGATCAAATGGTTGATTGTAAGAAGTTCTATCTGTACCAACATCGCATTGGCACTCTTGTTCACCGCACTCTGGACAGACTTCTTCCTGAACCTGTCCATGTTTCTTTAGATCATTATCAAATTGTTTAGTGGTTGCTTTGTTGATACCTTTGAATCGTTTGTCACCCTTGGCATAGTCACCAGAAGCATCAGCTGCTTTAGCAGATGCAGCAGAAGCTGTCTTATATCTTGCTAATAAATCAGTTGATAATTCATTAATATTTTCTTTTTCTTGTGCATGTTTAGCAGAAAGAGTTTCTTTTTCTTTAGCGTGTTTAAGAGTTAACTGCGCTTTCATTCTTTCTTTGGCTGCAGGATCTACTTCTACTGCTTCTTTAACAGGATCTTTTGTATCAAAGTTATAGAATGTCATGAATCCTTTAACTTTACCTTTTGGTTTAGTAATGTCTTGTTTTGCGCCAGTGTCAGAAGTAGATGGTTCTAACTTATCTGTACCGTTTTGTTGTATAACACCTTCGTTCATTTCTTTTTCTTCCGTAGGTTTAACATCTTGAATCCATTTGGAAACAAGATTTCCAGATTGTTCTTTTAATAGTAAATGATTCGAACCACGCTTAACAATTTGATACAATTCACCATTCGATTCTACAATGTCACCTTCATTAAAAATCTCTCCACGAAAGTATTGCTCACGGAGTTTATCTTTAACTAATAGCAACTGTTCTTTTACTGGTTCTAAACCCAATCCATGACGAACATCGTTCATTAGACGACGACCATCAAGTTCACGAATATTGCTTGGTAGCTTCTTCTTAAATTCTTCGTACAATCCTTTAGTTGCCAACTGCTTCATTTTAGCAAAGTTAGCATCAGGATTCTTTTCCGTGATTGGAATAATTTGGATGGAGGTGTTTTCTTTAACAAGTTTCTTTAGTTTATCGACTTGTTCGCTTCCAGTAACTATTACAATCTTCTTGTATTTCTTGCCCAAATCTTCTAGAAGGTTATTAATCTTAGACTCATTTACAGATTTGAAATTAGTCTTAGGGAACATTAACTTAAGGTATTGTTCCTTCTTCTCTTCTTGAATTAGGCTATCTTTAGTGGATGCGTAGATGACATGGTCAGTATTCTTTTGCTCTGACAATCTATTGACAGTCTTAACCATTAGTTCGTGTGCGCTAGTTGGAGGATCGAAATCTCCGAAGGCACAAACTAAGGTTGTTGACGGTAATTCTTTGATTAGTTGTCTATAATCTTTCATACGATCCATCTATAAAGTAGTACATATTATTTAGGAGTTCATATCCTTACATCACAGCCAGTAAACCTTGTGCTGCAGCAACGATCCAACGACAGGCGATCTCGTCCGATGCCAGTTCCTGTTGCGCACGAATGTCAGCAATCTCTTGTAGAAGGAATGCATACTCTTCAGAGGTTAGTTGTCCTTCAGCATAGTTCTCATGGATTACTAGGAGTTCGTTTGCCAATGATGCTGCTGGACCACCTAGTCCAGCCTGTTCTCTTAATTCGTTGAGGATACTCATTTTCTACCTTTCCATGCATCGATAGTTACATCGACTCTAGTTTTATTAAGTTTAACAATGCTCTCGCAGAAAGTACTACTTTTGCTATCTTTGGCTTTCTTTAATGCTTCTTCCATCTTGCCGAATGAATCTGATTGAGGATCACCTCGTTCGGAAGAGTAAACTTTGAGAGTTTCTACTTTATCCAAGACTGGTTGCCAGTTGGACTTATCTTCACAGCTAATCTTACTTAGTCCTACTTTAACATCAATTGCTTGACCAAACATAACTGGGTCATGTGGCTTAGGAAAGATTACTGCACAACCAGATAATGCTACTGCTAAAATTAGAATTAGTTTCTTCATTTCATAGCCTTTCTAAGATCATTATACAAAGCATCTTTATGCTCTGGTTTCATCTGTGAAGATAGATGAGAATGGAATTCTTCTTTCTTACCTGACGATGCTAACTCTCTTAGTTTAGTTCCAGAGACACCAGCAACCCCTTTAGAATTTTCATCTCGTTCACCAGCATTCTCAAAGGTAATTTTCTTAAAGTTATAATAACCATGAGCACCCTTGACACCATTATATTTTTGAAGTAGGTCAACCATTGGTTTGCGATCCGAGCCACCAGCAAAGTGCAGATGAGTCACACCTTGTCTATGCATGTCAGAAGCATAATGCAGTACAGTTGGTTTATCTTTATCTGCAACTACAATATTAGTTCCAGGGAATGCATTTCTAGCATGACGCAGTTTTTGTTCTGGAGATAAAGGATTCTTACCATCCTTAGTATTATGAGAACCAGAAAGAACTAGAGTATGATCAGCATTATATTTCTTTGCAGTGTCGTGCATATGTTGAACAAGTTTCTCATGTCCAGCAGTTGGAGGATTCATACGACCAAATGCCATCACTTTAGAAGATTTAAGAGAACCAGTCGCTGTTCGTTGTAAACCACCATCTGTTTCTGGTTTTGGTTCACCACGAGACTTCAATAGATTCTGGCGAGCAAACTCTGCACGATTAACCAATTTGGTTGGTTCTGTTACACCATTGTGAGTATGATTGTATACGAAACCTTCTGGCTTGGAAGCAACACCACCGATGGCATGAGCATAAGAACCTTCGTTTGATTCTAAACTACTCACCAATTCATTCTTGGCATTGGCAAGATGACCATGCATCTTTAATAGATTGTCGTAGTGTTCTTTGTTCTTATCGATATGAGCCAGTTGAGCACCAGCGTTGTTCATAATCTCTTGCTTCTTGGCAGGAGTTTTAATTTTATCGAACTTCTTCTTTAACTGTGCTGACACATGGTCTTTGAAACCATCGCTGGAAGGAGTTTCACCAGTACGAACTGTTTGATTGATATAAGTTGCTAGGTGTCCTGATTCACCGCTATGCTCTGCGTGAATCGCTTTGTACATTTTAGCACCATGAGTTTCATGTATAGTTTTGGCTTTGGATAATTCACCAAGAACTTTTTGTTGAGATTGTTCAGAGTAGTGAGCACCCTTAGCATCGTAGCTGGCAGTATGATGAAACATATCTGGATGAGAGCCAAACTCACCTTCAGAAACATTACCAGTAGCACGCATGTTGCTAAGGTTAGTGCCTTCGTATTTGGTATGAGTAACTACACCCATCTTTGACTTATTAATTGCTTTGGCTTTATCACCAGATGCAGTATAAGTGATAGTGTTTGGTGTGAAAGAAGATTTGCCACCCTCTTTCTTAACATCGTTATGAGTATACATAACATCACCTTGATAAACACCTTGTTTTGGTGCAACTTTTGGTAGATGTTCTAAACCTGCTTTCAGTTTCTCAACAAGACCTGGAGCATGTCCATGATTCTTCTCGATATCTTCAGGTGTATAATTTAACTTTGGGTTTTTATTAAATGCCGACTTTGAGGCAACGAAGAATTTACCATTCTCTGGATGGTGTCCATAAACAATAGATGGTGAGCCATCATACTTCATTGTCAACTTGTTGGAGTTCACACCTTGTTTGGTATGAAAGTGTGCACCATGTAAAGCATTATACGCATGATTGAATCCATCTGCTCCATGGAACAATGGACGATCCTCAGCGTGAGTAATGTGTTTGAGTTTTGCACCTTCTTCAGTCGGTGCAGCCTCAGTTAAAAAGTCTCTAAATCCTAGCATCATATTACTATTATACCCTAAGTTGCAATAATTGTCAAGCAATAACCCTACACAATTGAGGGGATTATTTCAGTCTAAATCCACCTACAGCACCCTTGTGCGCACCTGAAGATGACTTGATTGTATACCTTGCTGCTCCAACCATTTTACCAGATTGAACATGTTTACCTTTAATTGCCATTGTAGTACCCTTTCCTTGAACTACATGCAAGGATCCTGGTTCAAACTGAGACAAGTGTTCATCGGCTAAACTGTGCATTGGCTTGATAATGGAATCGGCTTCTCCACTGTCTTTAACTTTACTGTGAACGATGCTATGCGGAATGTGAGTCGATGGTGACACATTCTGACGAATAACATTTCTTAAGTCTTCATCAGACTGTTTACCTAAACCACTAGAGAATGATTGCATCATGCTTGTTCTTGCTGCAATGTTTGAAGAACGAGCCATCTCTGCTCTGTGTTTTGCTTGGTTTCTAAACTCTTCTTGTTTTTTCGGACCAAGTGCGTCATGTGCTTGAATAAATTTACTCAAGTGATCGTGCATAATCTTTTTCTTACCAGACAGATTCTTACCTGCAGCGATAGAAGCTACACCTTCTGCATGTTTAGATCTGATCTCGTCAATATGCATTTCATCAATCTTAGTTTGAATGTTTCTTTGATCAGCAGAACCAGTATATCCTAATTTGTCCATGGCTTCATTGTGGTGCTTCATATGACCACCAAGTGAACCTGAAGGTAGTTTAGCAATTTTTTCTAATGAGTCAACACCTGGATTACGATAGTTTGGTTCTTGTGAGCCATACTTTGCAGAGATACCATGGTGGCCAACAACCTTACCTTCTTTGTCATGTAGCGTAACGATTAAGTCAGCGTTGGAGTTTACATCTTTAACACCAACAGTTTTCTCGTGGTCACCAACACTATTTTCTTTATCAGCATTAGATGTCCAATGAACATTACCAATGTGAGCATGGTCACCAATATGTCCTTGGTCTTTCATACTCTTCTTAAATGCTTCTGCGGATTGTTTAGCGTGGCGATCTAATTCAGCATATGCAGCTGGACCAACCTTTTCTTTCAGACGATCGTGAACTTGTTCTGGAGTACCAGCGTGTTCTTCGTTATCAGAAAACGAACGATGATGTTCTGGTAGTGTTGTGTTTGGATGAAGGTGTTTGGCTAAAAGTAACTCGTGGAGTTTACCTTTATCATCAGCTTCTAAAGCAGATGTTTCTGCTTTCTCTAATAATAGTTCTTCTGTTAGAAGATCTTCTTTAAGGAATGATTTAAAATTTAACATTATGCAAATGCCCCAATTAGTTTCTTGTTGTGTTCAGTTTGATACAATGCCTGATTTATTGTAACATTACCTGCAGCCATTACTGGTGCTAAGTTATAAAATGATTTAGTCATCTTACTAAACTCTAATGTCATAACAAATTGGTAGTCACCGCTACCTTTATTTTGACAACGAACTCTAATTCTAGCTGACGCAATGTCTGCAAAATCGGGTATCGTTGGTCTTAATTTAACATTCAGATTCAATGGATCACTCTTATTTAAGAGATAAAATCCATGAGTACCTACATTAATATATCCACATTTTTTACTATTATAGTAGTCGCAGATTGCTTTAGCAGGTACTGGAATATGAACTTCATTTGGTCCACTAAACTGCTGGATGTCTTTTTTGTAGGCATCTACCTTCGCTAGTTTACTCGGAATAATCTTTTTACCACTGGCATCATTTTGTAGAAATGGGACTTTACCTCTCCAGTTCTTACCATGTATACCTGAAGTGTTCATCTCAGTTAGTAGTTTATACTTATTACCGAGTGCCACCAATAATTCTTTTTCGGGATCCCCTTTGTATTCTCCGTATGCCCACTCATCTTTATAATATTTGAGTACTAGAGAACCAGCTGCAGTAGGTGCAATCTTTAACTCGCACCCAGAAGTCCTGTTTAGACTGGTACTTTGTATAGTTAAATCGGGTTTGTCTGATGATGCTCCTGCAGTACCACCTGTTGAAATGTGGAATTGCTGGAGTGCTTTATATGCGTTTTCTTCGTAAAGGAAACCTTGTTGTGCCATCACATGCCCTATTAGTAAATACTAATTATTTAGGACGACGAGATGCTCTGATAATTCGCTGGTATTTACGATCCCACTTAACGATCTGCTGCATCAACTTAGGAATTGCAGCGTTATTACGATAGTCGTAATTGAATGTTTTAAGGATGTAGTTGAGAGTGGAAGAATCCTTAGAGTGCTTTGCTCTATTGATTAGTTCTTCTGTGGTGATGGATGGTTTGTAGGTTTTGAAATCAAGTAACACACAGTGGGCATATGCCTGAATTTCATCGAACTCGGAGAGATATCTTCTCTCAATGTTCTTCTTTTCATGTTTTACTTTCTTGTAAGGAACGATGTAACCAGACCATTCGTCTCCTCGTCTATCAAATTGCATGAAGTGTATTAACTCATGCATGTGTGTCTGTATTAGTCGATACTTAAACTTGTTCCATGTAGTTTCTGAGAATGGGAATTTATCGAAAGTAGTAGTGTATATTTGTAAGCAACACTGTCTTTCATCTGGTCCATATTCGCCACCAACAGCTACATAGCATTCGTATAGTTTTGCTTTGGATTTTTGTGGAAGGAACTCGATCTTAGTTCTCCACTTTTTGAAGTAGTTTGAAAGACCCTTGCCATCGTTGCGATAGTTGTCTAGGTCTTTCCACACTTTTGCAGGTATATATTTCGCTCTGAATGGTCGCTCGTAAAAGTTGAGCAGACCCATCCAATCGTAATTAGCGTTTTCTAGGAATTCAAAATTGCATGACATTTTACATCCCAGAAAGGCATTTTACATCTTGAAATTACTCTCCAAGAATGCGAGTACCTTTCCCTGCTCCTCTAAGTTAGTGTTGCTAAACTCGGTAATATAAGGCATCAGTTCAAAGTTTGATAGTAGATTACTATATTTAGTTTCTCGCCCTCTTAGGAATTGTTCAGACTGGTCGGATCCACGATCCTTGTATCTCTGTTCTAGGACTTCCTTAGTAGTCTTCAAATAGACCACCTGAAGGTCTGTATCGGGTAGTCCCATAGCGAACTCCAAGAAAGACTGGTTGAAGACTCGGTCTCCCTCGAATAGAATATTACAGTTATGAGCCTGAATCCACTTCTGTAACTCAGGTTGGACTGCCATCGAAAGGCGATCTGTTCCAGCGAAGGTCTCACCCTCTTGATACTTACCAAGAATATAGAGATCCATCTCTTCATTATATAATGCAGATACCAGTTTAGCTGGTTCCACTTCGATCCATTTCTTACCTTCAATAAACTTACGGAATAGAGTGGTCTTTCCAGTTCCAGGTTGACCACCTACGGCAATCAATTTACGAGTCTTCATAGGGTTGGTTACCTTTACAATATTAATGGTGTCTGATGCACCGAATCTATCATTAAACATTTCGTGCTTTTTGGATTAAGTTCTTTAATTCATCTTCAGTGAATACCCATACTCTTCCGAGAAAGTGATGAGTGTCACTATCTACATTATGCTTCTTTGTGAATGTAGTTTTCTTAATTATATCTCGTGCAAGATTCTTGGACAAGTTTTCTTTAATCTCATCTGCATAGGTTGGAACAGTTTCTTTTAGTTTGGCTAACTCGAACTCAGCTACCTTATGTTCAACTGTAATTTTATTGAACGAATGCGTATCAAGAAAGTCTTCCATATCGAATCCACCGAATGATAGTGCACTAGAAGAAATAGTGCCAGAAGAAACTGTAACTCTTCCTGTTGTTAAACCACCATTACTAATTGTTATTGTATCGTTATTCATATTACTACCAATTATCGTTGTCATGTAAACATCTCCAATCCATTTAATATAGGTTCTTCATCTTCAAACATCCAATCCATATTCTGCATTTTACCAGTGTTAATGAAGGATGTAAACTTCTCTTTATCAATACCATGTCTATGGTCTAATCTCAAATCAATTGTTTCTTCTCTTGACTGCCATAGAACATTCCAATCAATACCATACCAACCATCTTTCTCACACTGCATAATTTCTTCTGCTTGTCTATCAAGATAGTATCCAAGATACCTTCCATGACTCTTTCTGAAGATCTTCTTGAAAGAACATAGACAGGTTTCCATAGTAAAGTAATCTATAGACGATGCGAGTTCTGGAAATCTTCTTTTCGTTTCTGTAAGAATCTCTTTGGCTTGTGACTCAAGATTTGCATACTCCACTGCAGTGAGTTTTCTATCCACACTGTCTTCTTGTCCGATGGCATAAAGTAATCCATTACGATGAGAGCGAGAGCCATCATAATCGTCCAGCATGAGAGAAGTAGGATCGATCCGAACACCAGCGGTATGCTTAAGATGCTGAAGATAAAACCAAGTACTGTAACGACCAAACTTATGCAGGCTAGACTTAACGCTCGTCCACAAGTTATCAAAGTTGTCCTTCTCAGTGTTTCCATATAATGACTCTATCTTTTCTCGTTGTGTTCTTCCATCAATGAATTGTTGGTACGATGCGAACATGGTTGGAAGATGTCCCTTGTTCCATTTTGTGTCTGTCTGATATCTTAATCGTTTATAGTTGGCAGTGTTCCATTGAGTCATACGATCAACAGTTGCCAACTCATAGTCGGGAAATTCGTTCATCAATACCCAAGCAGTTGGAAGATAGTATGTGTTACCATACAACCAACATAACCACAACTTCTGCTCATCGTTATGCTCGTATCTTTTGTTTAGGTAGTTTGTTGCCCATACTGCTGGATCACAGTCATCATACTTCAATGACCATGCGTACCAGCGAATGAACGCTTCCCTACGATTTTGTCCTAATCTATAATCAAGCATACCATCTCTTAAATGAGAACTCTGGAACATCCCAACATAACTGGTTTTCCCATCTTTCGTTTTTATAAAACAATTCGTCTTTTATATCTTTTAAATTTACAATGGCATATGTGCCAGTAAACAATCCAATTAGAAAACAATAAGAAGCACCAGCATGTTTTAGTGCATGGTCAACTTTATGTCTTTTAATAGTTGATACACCACCACCTGTTCCACACTGAACATCAATACGAACATCGGCAGTCTTATCAATCAAATCTGCGTCACCTGTTCGTTTAAAGGTATCAATGCTCGTTAAGTCATCTCCACCATTTCTTTCCAGTTTACCTAATATCAATTTATCAATAATAAATGGGGTAAATATCTTTTCAGCTAGGTAACCAAGCATCCAGTTATAGTAAACATCTTCCATGGCACGACCATTGTTTTTCATACGAGGAAGAATATTGTTATTCTTAATCTGCATAAAAGTATCAATGATGTCTTGGCTAATGTTTCCCTCGTATGGAACAGATAATTGCTGATTGATTTTATTGAAGATATTATCCAAACGAGAATTTTGTTTTTGAATCACTGTCCAGTTTGGCTCTTTAATATCCTTTGCAGAAAGATATTTTTGGAACTCATCCTTGCGAGTGAATCCCATTACCTTACGATATTCTTTGGTCATACTAAAAACTCTTCCAACGATGGTTGTTCCATCAATGCTTCTCTCAACCATGCCTTGCCGACTGCGTTGATTGCTGTCTGCGTTTTGGCTTTCTTCTTCTCACCCCACTTGTATACTTCCAAACCTTCAGCACGGAATTGATCCCTCGCTTTGTATGGAGGTAGTGCTTGCAGTGGATTGACAATAGCAAAGTCACGATAAGCAATCTGTTCTGCTCTCGTTGGAAACAATGGTTGGTCTGAACGAAGCGAACCTGTTGGATCAACTGCCCACCAAATCAAACCATTCTTGTAGTGCCATGTAACTGAAGAAGGAGTGCAAGACATCTTTAGTCGAGTCATCTTTCTTTCTTTCACAGCATAATCAATCCATGCATCCCAACACTTCGATGCATATCCATTACCTTCTTGTCCTTCAAGTGTAACAATCTCATACAGATTGCTATAACCATCACGATTGAATGTAGCAAAGATTAAACAAACAACATCACCATTGACTTCAAGAGCCATTGGTGGTGCTTTGTCGTAGTTATGAAAACGATACCACAATGAATGTGCAGCCGATAAGAACTTGGTGTTCTTACCAGCTGGACTATTTTTAATTAACTCTTCAACTCTTGTTGAATTAACAAAGTTCATATTGTAAGTCCACCGCATCTTCAATGACTTCTTTTTCGATAGTCATTGCTAGTTGGTCATCAAATGTAATGTAATGGTTCATCAAAGTATTAATCGGGAATCCTGGAACTTCTGCTCGTTTTGGAACATCAGCAGTAGAAGTAATTATACACCCATTTGAGATAGATGTCAAATATAATGGACGCTTACCATTGCGATAGAATCTAATAACTTTATCAACATGCAACTCCACAACTGCAAGACTAGAATCTTTCCAACGAAGCAGTGGGCTGATGCAATCTTCTGCTGTGTGTAAGATTAGTTCTGTATCATTTTTAGTTTCACAATCATAACCATAGAGTTCTTTCCACTTCTCAGGTAACTCTTGAGTAATAACACCATTGTGAACTACCGAAAGATTCTCATTGGCAATTGGTTGATTAAATTCTAAGTCACTGGTACTATAACGACAGTGACCAATTAGATAAAGACTACCATCTTCATTGACATAACTCGGAAAGTTAAATGGAAATTCATCGGCAGGTACTGGTCGCTTCTCAGTGATAATCTTTCCATGCTTAACATAGGAGATTCCAGTGGCATGCATTCCTCGAATCTTGGACTCAAGGAACACACGATGAAGCATCAAGAAATCCTCTGCACGAGGTTCTTTAATAATTGCTCCAATGACTGAACACATTAGAAGAATCCTTCAAGTGAATTTGCCTTTTGAGATTCTGGATGATACTTCATTAATGTATCTTTACCAAGTTTGCTTTCAAGGTATTCATACCACTCATTAGATTCCCACATTGAAGGGCTGACACCATTCCAAAGATGTCGCTGAGAACCATCTTCATATTTTTGATCTGGGTGTTCTTTGTTAAGTCTGCGTTGTTCAACAAATTCATAACGACAATCTTCGTATTGTTTAGAACCCAACTCAAGCATTTTCTCACGGAAGTAAACAACCAATGAGATTCGTTCTGCTTCTTCATCCATCAATTCAATCTGAGTATTACCATGCATCACTTCATGATTATTAATCAGTAGCAAATCTCCAGGTCTTGGATTGACAGCAACACGATACTCTGGTGCTACAAGATAGCATCCTTTGTAGTTACCATTATTACTCAATGTCAATAGATTGGATAGACCAGAAGTTAAGTCACCTGCATCGTAGTGACACGCAGTTCTAAAAGATTTATTAACAGTCACAGTGGTAAATGGAGTTCCAGGAACTAAGAATGCAGGATCTAGTTTCTTTGCTGCTTCCATTTGATTATTATATCTCCATGGCAACAAGTCTTTGAAACCTTGCGCAAGTTGCTGAAGGAATGGATATGCCATGGCAAACTTTGCTGGTTCACGAGCAGTGTAAGATGTTGCACGACCATAAGGAATGCGAGGATAACGATCGAACCATCCAGCAATGCCAGACATGACACCATTGGCATAGGTGGTTGAACAGACATATGCCTTCTCAACTCGTCTGGCTTCAGCAATCATTTCAGATGCATCTAGTTTACGAACTTTCTCAACCCATTCGTTGAATACAAATCCGTCTTTCTTGACTGCTTGAATACCCCAAACAGTATTTCGTGTGGATGGTTTGTCAGTCTTACCTTCGTGTTTGGCTTTAATAACATCAACTGGATCTCCATCCAATGATGCTTTTGGATCCAAGAAGTATTCAATAATGTCTGATTCGTATTCAGTGACCCATTCACGATTACCCAACTTCTCTGCTCTTGGACCTGCAGCCATACCTCTGTTCTGAGTTTCAGTTGCTGCTTCACGGAGACCAATATACGCTTGGTCTTGTTGTTCTTTGCTGAAGTAGTTCTTGCGGAACTTCAAAACAATTCGTCTTTCATCCATCCCAGTATCGCAAGATGAACATTCTTGGTCACAATCTGCCTGAGTTGCTAGATCGCAGTTGGCTGGCATATAGACATCACAATCCTCTTCAATGAGGAAATCATAATGCGACTCATCTGGGAATTGTCCCAACATATGAGTCATATCAAGTTTCTCTTTAGCTACAATTACCTTTACCATATCTTTCTCCTAAAACTTAAATCCTTCGAATGATTCTGCTTTTTGTCTACGACCAAAATTACTTTTATCAAACATTGGTTCATCGTCATCATGCTTTCCTGAATCACTTAGCGTTTGTGCCGATGCTTCTACATCATACAGTTTCATCTTCGCACGATCAACTCCAATAACAAATCTCTTATAGAATCCTGGATCGTTATAGCGATTCTTCAACTGTTTAACAATAATCTGATTCAAACCTTCCAACTCTTCATTGCTGACCAAAGCAAACATAAAGTCAGCT